AGTGCTATGTGCTTGCCTACCATTAAAAAATGGTGTTGCGGCATATGTGTTGTTAACTAAGTTTAGTCTTCCATCTTGAATATCATTGCCGATGGTGATTAAGTTCGCAGCATCCGATCCGTCATTTAATCCAGAAACGAGAGTTAATACAGCAATAGGATTAGAAATTATCGAAGTGTCAATCGATGTGACTTCTAACGTGTTCGTATTTGCAAAATATCTCAACGAAGTATCAACACCAATGTAGCTAGGTGCAGATGTATTGCCAACAAACGTAATATATGCAGGAGTAGCGTCATCTCGTATGCTAGGACGTAATTCGGTGATATCGGCTGATATATATACCACTCCCCCTGGAGCGGATCTAACTTGACATCCTTGATCGCCACGAATTTCCAAGGTGCCGCCGTTGGCTATTGTAGCACTAGTAGAATCTTCAGTGGCTATTGTGAAACCAAATGCAGTACCGTTTAGAGTAGATCCTGCTGGTAAATTAACAGCCGATCCAATAGTTAGACTGGCGGCATTTACAGATTTTGTAGTAGCATTAATAATAGTTGTGCTATCATCACCTACAATATTAATATTGTAGTTCATTCCAGCTTCGACCCCAGCACCCGATCCTGTTCCGATAGCAACACCGTTGATTGTGGATCCTGCTGGTAAATTTACTGCAGAACCTGTAGCTGTAATGGTGGCAGAGCCAAGCTCAATGCTAGAACCACTTAGGTATAGATCTCTAAATCTATTTGAAACACTGCCTAAATCGTATGCTTCATTAGCATTTGGAACAATATTGCCTTTGACTGTTCCGTCTAAATTGACAGCACCTGTTAGTGCATTTAATAATAATGTAGAATCAGATGCATAAACTGATCCTTTGAATCCCGGAGCTTCTATAGTACCATCGTAAATGGATAGGTCTATTTGTGAATTTATTCTACCTAGTGTATCGTCATAGGTAAATGCAATATTATTGTGCGTACCGCTTACTAGCATTGTAGAAGCAATGTCTTGGACGTCTTCTGTGACTAGTGTTCCTGCGGGTAAACCGCCGGCTGTGGTTCCGTTTCCGATATATAACGAATTTGTTGATGTATCCCAAATAAGCTCACCCACAACTGGGGTATAACTCATTCGATCTGCGGTTGGACCACGTCTGATTTGTAAGGCCATATTAATAACTCCGAGGCAATGTTAGTCTAGTATTTATGCTTTCCTCTATAGATCCTAGAGCCAAAAAAATAGGGCTCCGAAGAGCCCTATTTTATGCTACGTTATTACATTGTGGGTCCGTTTCCGTTCCTAAACCCCACTGCGCCGCCTTCTGCTTCAATACGCTTTAATACGTCTTCAAACAAGATAGGCGCAAAGTCCGGAGTTTGCTCTACGCAAACACAATGATATCTAGGATCAATTTCATCGCTGTATAAGATCTCCCCAGTTTTAGCATCTACACCTCTAGGCTTGCGAACACGGTTAGCGTGTAAGTGCCCATGAATGTTGACACCAAAACGTCCTAAGCTGTCGCTGTGAACAGGAATATGGCTTAAGATCATTCCGTTCATGACGTGGTAAGCACGTAATTCACGAAAGTGGGCACGATAATCCTCGTCTTTAAAGATATCGTGATTTCCACGGATTAAGACCTTGTCCCCGTTTAACCTACGCATGATTGCCAACGCTTTACGGTTAATAACCACATCACCTAAATGGTAAACTTTGTCAGTGGGCTTAACCCGTTCGTTCCATGCTTCGATCATGGCTTCATCCATTTCGTCCGGATCGGTCCACGGCCTTAACTTAGTCACTCCGTCATTACGAGTAAACTTACATACGCCCGTGTGACCAAAGTGAGTATCGCTTACTAAAAATACACTAGGCATACTATTCTCCTTTATTCAATAGATTTAAATGTTCGCCAATCATCAATATTTGGCTTTTCGTTTTCATCGTAGGTCCAGCCTAGAACTTTCATCATACGATGTTTGACTAACAGATTAGGGCTACGAAATCTTTCAGTATCGTTGAATCCCATCATGACTCCTACTTCACAAACCGCACCCGATCTACAAATCCCAGCAAAGCAATGAACAACCACATTCATGCGATTGTCCAAAGCATGTTGCAGTAAACGAACTAGCTCTTCGGCCTGTTCATGACTGCACTTCATAGCTTCTTCAAGTACATGGTCTTTTTCTTCTACATCTAAAAACTCAAAGTCGTGTCGCTCTTTAAATTGGTGCTTGGCCTCAGGACGCCAACTTGCTGGATCAACAATGCTGATCAACATACTGTTTGGGCCAGCATCGTGATGAAATCCTGTTGGAATATCACTTGCGGCTACGTTTTCAATCCATGGCATTATATACGCTCCTTTTTCATTCGTCCAATTCTGCTGGCTTTGTTCCAAGTGTAGACAACACCGTCGGGTGTTTTTCCATCCACTACACTATCAACTCCAAACTTACCTACAATTTCAAATTCGCCGCCTTGTATGGAAACGAACACATTCAATTCTTTGGCAAATGCCATAGCCAAATCTAAGTTGGCAAATTCTGTTTCTTTATTTTTGTCTATTACTTTATACATGCTGTTATTATACAACCTTTAGCCCAATTTGTCAAGCGTAATTTGTTGTAGTTTTACAACAGTTAAAATTTAATTTATCAATAGTATTCGACAACTATTCCGGAAACAAAGTTTCGATATTTTTCTTCTACATTGTCCGGTGTACTTCCTGTGAAAATAGCCCAGCCGTTATTAAAAACCGAGAGATCATTTCTTACCATTTGTATCTTTCCTTTTGGAAGACTTACTACATCTGCAAGGTTGTTTTCTTTAATTTCTATGTGTTTGATTTCTTTCTTTTCAAACGGGAGTTGTCTAAATAAAACTGCTTTGTTAATCGATAATGTGTAGTCAACTCCATGCAATAATTTATTAATTAATTTATACCCATAATCTTTTTCCCCAGAGTGCCACATCAAGGTATGAGATACCGATAATCTCGGAGCAAAATCAATAAAATATATTTTGTCGTTATCGATAATAATATCAAGCATAAACGGACTGTTATCGAGTTTTATTGTGTTAAAGAATTTTTTAAGATATTCTGTTATTTGAGAGGTTAAAAATTCAGTTGAATATTTAGAAGGATACACTAATCCTGTTTCAGCCGCATAGGGATAAGCTGTTGATTCGATATCAAAAATAAAATCAAAAAATATTTGTTTTTTATAAACATGTCCAATAAAAGAAACAACATCTCCCTTGATATATGTTTGAATAATATATTCCTTGGTTCCGGAACAGTACTGCAATTTTTTATATCCAGTTTTGTGGTGTTCTTGATATTTGTGTGTTTGCTCGTCAGTATCAGCAAAAAAGTCTATTAAAGATTCTTGATCTTCGATAATCTGTATTCCTACACTTGCGGTACCAACACTAGGTTTAACTATACACGGAAATTTTATAGTTTCCGGAACCTTAGATAAGGTATCACACGATTCTAATATATCGTATAGGGCCGGAAACGGAATTTCAAGATCGTGCCAAACTTGATAATAACTTATTTTACTACCAATCAATGTTGCGGTTTCTGGGACGATTCCTATTAGATTATATTTTTTATTAAGATCGGCAATGGTCAATATTGAACGATCCCCAAATGCCGGGAAAATACAGTTATAATTATTTTTTTCAAAAAGATAGTCTACTGTTTTTGAAATACTAGTAGTAATGTATCGATTAGAATATGAAATTGTAAGTTGATTTAATATTTCAAATTGCATAGCACCTTCTGGAAGTATTATGTCAACTTCAACTCCGTGTTGCAACAAATTATCTAAAATAATTAAATTATTGTAATTAACTAATAAAAATAAAAGTTTCAAGAAAACCTCATTAGAAAAACATAATTTAATATTTTATTAATTTGACAGGGATATAACTGCATTTTTAATTAATTGTTCTACAGGTTTACGACCAAATTCGTTTAACTCGTTGAATTCTTTTATAAAGTCTGCCT